CCGGTATCAAACAGCCGCAGCTTGCGACCATCAAACGTCTCGGGGTCATGCGCCCAGCGAAAGCTGTACCAAAGCTTGCGCTCGCACGGGTCGCCCAGCACGGACGCGCCCAGGTAGGTCCGGTGGGTCCGGTCCTGTTCCTTTTCCCAGCCAGACCATATGGCCCGGACGGTCGCTGTCTCTGTCTCGGGGAGATCAGGCATCAGGACACCGCCATCCACAGGCCCACGCAGGCCAGTGCTACGGTCGCGGCGAACATCAGGAACGCAGCGACGATCTTCAGGACGGGGACCGGGCGGGGCGGATACTGATCCACCAGGCGGCAGAACAGTTTTTGCTCTGGGGTAAACTCGCTCTCCATCAGACCGCCTCCCCACGCATGAGGGCGGACGCCTTGGTCAGCACCACATACAGGTGCATCCGGGCGGCGATGGGACAGGCGGCGCGGAACTGCTTTTCCGCTTCCTCGATCTCGTGGATCAGGGATTCGCACTCGGCAAGTTCGTGTGCGTATGCGCCATCGACAGGGCGCAGTTCGTCAGTCATCGTCGGGATCTCCGTTCGATGCTCGTCAGAGCGTTGATAGTGAGGAGCCCGGCTGGCGAGGCGGTGAGAGGTCAGGCCAGCCGGGCGGTCAGGTTAGAACGGCACGTTGTCGTCAGTGGCGCGGACAAAGGCAGGGGCAGCCCAGGGCATCGCAGGGGCAGCGGGAGCCGCAGCCGGGGCAGACCCAGCCATGGCGGGGGCGCCGTTCACGGGGCGGTAGGCAAACGTGTTCCGCTCCTTGCCGTTCTTGTCGGTGCGGTGGCCCACGGTCAGGTCGAGGGGCTTGAAGTGGAGCTGTTCGCTCTTGGTCAGCGGGCCGGTGTGGCCGATGGCGGAACACAGCTTCTTCAGGTTCTTGTCGCTGATCTCCTTCCACTGGCTGTTCAGGCCGTTGCCGTCGCGGACCATGAAGCCCTCGCGCGCCCGCCGCTTGGCCAGCGGCCCGGACAGGAACTCGTAGGTCAGTTGCAGGATGGAGCCCCGGCTGTCGGGCAGTTCCTCGATCTCGGAGGCGATGACCTGGGCCGGGCCGTTGCCAGCCGGGCAGAGGAAGTCGTCATCGGGAACCATGTCGGGGTTGAAATTCATATCGGCCATGTGTGCGCGCTCCTATGCGGCTGCGACGACGGGTGCCGCCGCTTGAGGTTGGGGTGTGGGGAGGTAGGGGGCGAGGGCCGCGTAGCCCTGACCCTTGGTGTAAAGAATGGAATCGGGCAGGCCGTACCGGCTCTTGGCGTTGAAGGCGGCGGCAGGGCTGCAATGAATGAACCGCGCCGCGCCGCCCGCGATGGACCGCTCCGAGTTGAACCCCTGCTTTTCCTTTTGCAGGGTCACGTCCTGCTTGATCAGCAGGATCGCATCGACCTCGCGGTCGACCAGCGCCTTGCCGATCTTGTGCAGGTCGATCTCGTAGCGGGAATAGGACGCCGAGGTGGGATCATCGAACCTGGCCGTCTCGGAATGCCCGATCAGGATGACGGTCATCCCGCGATCACGGCGCAGGGCGTTCAGGCCCTCCATGAACTCCTGCCAGACATACTCGGTCGCGGCGTAGCCCTTGCCGTAGCCGGGCTGTTCGATGTCCTTCCACTTGTTCCTGGCGCACGTCTCCTGCCAGATCAGCTTTTCCAGTTCGGACAGGCTGTCCACCACGAGGGTCTGCCGGTCGTGCGCCTCGCTGTAGAGGGAGCCCATGGCGGACACCACGTCGGCGTAGGACCGGACATGGCCGAAGGTCACGATCTCGATGTCGGACGGCGCCCCGTCCTCGGTCTGGATAAAGACGGGGTTCGGGAACTCGGCGGCAAGGGAGGTCTTCCCCATGCCGGGCGGTCCGTAGATCACGATGCGCGGAGGCATCGTAGACTTGACCTGCTTGAGGTCAGAAAGGGAGAGAGCCATTCAGGCAACGTCCTGTTCAGGTGGGTTGATGAACCAACTGCCGCCGCCACCATCGGCTGACAGGTGAAACTTGAAGTCCATGCTGGTGGCCTTCATGACCGCGACCAGCACCTGGCCGTCCTTGTGGTCGGACCAGCAGGCGGACAGACCCACCACATGGCGGTCGTCATCCATCAGCTTGGTCTTGACCATGAGGTCGAGCGTGGCCTTGATCCGGTTGTCGAGGTCAGCCGCAGGGCCAAGCCGGGACACCTTCATGCAGACGATGACCTTGCCCGGCACCCGGTCCCAGGACTGGCGACGCAGTTCCCGGTGGGCCAGCGCAAACCAGTCCGAATATTCCTTGGTCTTGACCCGCCCCCTGCCCGCCACGTTGCGATAGAGCGCGTTGACGGATGGGGGGACCGGGACCGACACCATGGCCATGTCGCCCGGCGGGCGGATGATGGCCGTGTTGGCCACTAGACCGGCGCCTTGAGCAGTTCGACGGGGGTGATAGCCCCCTCCGACCACGCAATGATGCGGACAGCCAAGTCCAGGCTGGGTTGCTTGGTCCGCCCCCGCAGCTCGGTGACGAACGCGCGGCTGGTGCCAAGTTCATGGGCGACCTGTTTGTCGAGCAACCCACGGTGTTTCATGTGTTCGGAAAGCGTCATGCGTCATTGGTAGCAATGCGCTACAATTGCATCAAGCCCCAATATGTGGCTACTAGCTACACACTGTCGCTCTGGACGGTGATAAGGTCGGGGGACCGCAAACGAACCTGAACTGATTATCCCGATGGCCAAAGACCGCCCCAAGAACCGTCATTATGTAAGGGAGTGGCGCAAGGCCATGGGCTGGACCCAAGAGGTCATGTCGGAAAAGATCGGGATATCGCGGGCCTATCTGGCGCAGATCGAAACCGGGGCCAGGGATTACAGTCAGGATTTTCTGGAGTCTGCCGCCGCCGTTATCGGATGCACCCCGGCTGAATTGATCATGCGGGATCCAGCCAAGGGGGAAATGCTCTGGGTCATTGCGGACCAGCTCACTGAAAGCCAACAGGAGCAGCTTGTGGAAATGGCAAAAATCCTGAAACGCGGGGCCTGACGCCGCCCATGTGCTACGGTGAGTCGCGTTGTGCTACGATATTTTCACAGACCGATTGACACATCGTAGCGCATAGCTACAGTTGGCCCCCATAGAAGGAGCCAATCATGGTCACAATCACACACACGTTCGAGGTCGAGGTGACCTTCGAAGGCAGCAGCGATGACGGGGCAGAGGCCACGTCGATACGCTTCTGCACGGGCCGCGACTGGCGGACCAAGACATGGCTTTACAGCCAGCCAATGAACCTCCCCGACGACATGGCCAACGCCATCGAGGTCACGTTCCAGGATGAAGCCATGGAGCTGATCAGGGACGCCGAGATCGACGCCGCTGAAGCCCGGCTGGATGCCGAGGAACAGAAGGCGGACGACCGCTGGTCCGAACGGGGGCTGGACCTGTGAGCGGGTCGCGTTCCACGGAATGGCAGGTCGAGAAGATGACCGCTGACCTGATCCGCTACAGCGCCGCCGTCAACGATCTGGTCCCGCTGGCCAAGATGGCTGCGGATGGAACCTACATCCCCAAGGACCACGCGCGGGCGGTGCTGGAGAAGCACGGCCTGGCGCCGAAGGAGCAAGCAGCATGACTGACACCGTAATGACGGGCGATCTGTGCCGCGACTGGTATGACAGGGATGTGCGGGTTGCCGAACAGGATTGCCGCTGTTGCGACCTCATCGCCAAAGGCCCCGGCTGGGTCAGGCACGACGGGTCTTCCGTTAATCCGGTTCCGGGGGCGGAGGTCTCGGCTTTTGGCCCCGGACTAGACCCGCGCCCAGCGACTTCGGATTGCTTTGAATGGTCTGGCGTCCAGTTCTACCGCGTCACTGGCCCTGTAAAAATCCCAGACCCAGCCCCATCCCAGCCCCCCGCCCCCCAGCCGGGGTGGGTGGCTACGGTGACGCTGGAATGGGCGCCCCAGAGCGCGGGCGACAGAAGCGCTTGCGTTTGTATCAAGTGGCCCAACGGCAATAGTGAGGCGGTCTATCGCGCCTCAGTGATCGACCTCCCCTGGTCCCCCCCACCGCCCCCACCCTGGGAGCCGGAGATTGGGAAGGAGGCGACCTATCAGGGAAACGACGTCACGGTGCTTTTCATCGGGCGCGAAATGGCGATGGTCGAGGACCGTTACCGTAACGAATATGAGGCGACCCTCTCCGACCTCTCCCCTCCGAAAGGGGGTGCGTGATGACCATGCCAGACATTGAGGGCCTGCAGCGACGTGTCGCGAACATCATCATCCGCGACGTGTTGCAGGAGGAGCCAGACGATCTGGTAGAGGGCTATCTGGACGAGATAATGCTCGCGGCCCACAGGATTATACAACTGCCCGCCTATCGGTTCGTGGCCGAGGGATACGCCAACAATATCGCCGCCGAACTCACCCGCCTCCATGCCGAGAACGCAGCCCTCCGGGCGGCGGGACAGGCTGTGGTGAATGAGTGGGGCGAGCCGTGGCAGCCTAT